CCTTTACACTCTTTTACATCTCGAAACTTCATAGCGATGCTATGTTATAAATATACAAATTTGTAAAGAAATTAGCAACTGTTGCTAACTTCATCAAAATGCATACCCACTCTGCTCTAGCGACGAAACAAAAGCTTTGATATGATGTACGATGTCCCTTCTAATAAATATAGTGCTCCCCTCGCGATAATGAGGTATACTATATAACTTAATAACTGCATCTATTTTATGAACAGGTATACTTAACATTCTAGATGCCTCGTAATTAGTGATATACTTAGGTTCTGGTTGTATGATGTCCATATTAGAAAGTGAATGCGGGTACTACGTTCAGGAGAGTTTTGTCGTGATGTTCGTAACCAAAAGTTAACGTTACTGTTTCTCTTGCTCCAGAAGGCTCCGTCGGAGTATCGTAGTTATAATCGTAGCTCATAAACAATAATGTGTAAAAATCGATTCTCTTGACAGGCTTACGACTAGAATTGAGAAAATAAACTTGAAAAACTGGTATCATAACATCTTCCTTTCTAAGCTGGAACTTATACCTATTGGCACCACCTGCATTCATAAAGGATAATGCCATAGCGTAAATAGTCTGATCTTCAAAGTCAATCAGCTCCCACGTTACAGTCCCATCACTTTCATAACCACCATACTGCTTTATATGAATACCACGAATATTAACATCGACATTACCAACTAAATCCTTTTTGACTTCTAAGGAAAGTGTTTTCATTCTATGCTTTATAACATCTAGACCGGGCCAATATACAGCCCTCGGTTTTACAGGGATGTCAATGTCCCACATGTGCTGCCATAAGAACTCTTTGCCTCCGCCAGAAAGCTTAGGATACTCAACGAAACCTAAATAGCCCTGTGTAGCCCCAAGCTGTACGAAATCAACAAAGTTGGCCATGAATAAATATACCAACTACTGCTATATTTTATCATACGGACATGTTTCGACAAATTCACAATTATGAAGGAGATTATAGACCTGTATAATCTTTGTGTTAATCTATTTGACTATGCGGACTGCTCAACCTTTTGCAGTTGAGCTTCCTGCTTCGTCGCAGGATGGCTTTTTAGGTAGCCCGTTGAGGCTACGGTCATCCACCAGAGCCTGCTCCACAGGCTTGACTTCGGGCCGTCCTAGCCCTACGAAATAAAGGTTGATAGAGGCGTTCACGTCTCTATCATGAGTCTCACCGCACGAAGGGCAGCACCACGTCCTGTCATTTAGTGTCAATTCTTCGTTTTTGTACCCGCATCGGTGGCAAAGTTTTGATGATGGAAAGAATCGGTCTACCTGAATGAAGGTTCTCCCGTACCATTCGGCTTTGTACTTGAGGTAGGTCAGAAACTTTGACCACCCGCTGTCGGCAATAGACTTGGCAAGTCTTGTTTTCAACAAGCCTTTTACGTTGATGTCCTCCACCACCACGACTTGGTTTTCGTCAATGATGGCTTTGGACAACTTGTGCAAAAAGTCATTACGAGCGTTACTGATGTACGCGTGCTGCCTAGCAATTCTCAATCTAGCCTTCTCACTATTTTTTGAGTCTTTTTGTTTTCGTGAGAGAGACTTTTGAAGACTTCGCAACTGTTTCTCAGCTTTCAGAAGGTACTTCGGATGCTCAACTTTGTAACTCCCAAAGTCATTAGTAACAGTCGCAAAGTGTCCCAACCCTAAATCTATTCCGCATGCTTTGCTTTTAGGTTCTACAAATTTGTTTCTAGGATTCGCAGTTTCTACCAAAATGGAAGCAAAATACCTACCGTCGTTTGTTCTGCTTACGGTAACAGACTTGATCTTGCCTTCAAATTTTCTGTGTAACTCAATCTTTACGCCCTCCCTTATCTTAGGCAGATATAACAATCTTCTCTCAAAATCTATCCTTATGGAGTTGTGCACATTGTTTGTAGTGTACGATTGTTTGTCTCTTTTCTTTTTGAATTTTGGAAGTTTGAATTGTTTGCGGTTTCTGAAGTGATCCTTGAATGCTTTCTCAAGTTGCAGTTGTACATTGCAGAGAGCGAAACTGTCTACCTCTCTGAGAAACGAGAATTCGTTCTTGTACTTGGTAGGTGTGATTCGCTG